GCTGAAATTATTCTAACTTCAACCTGCGTTATAGGTAGTAATACCTCTGGCGCTTTGTCCTAAATAGCCAGAGGGATCTTTGCTGGGAGATTGCGGAGAATACTTTGTCTTCGTACTTTCTTCAGCGAAAGAAGTCAAGCTATCGATTAGATTCGTTTTATCTCCCGCCATCCGGAGTTTAAGTGTCTCGCCACCAGGGATTTTAGAAAGCGCATAATTTTGTAACTCTTCTTTACTTGTTGGAAAATCGGGTGCAGACGCCGTAGCGTAGTTAGCAGCAGACGAGTTAGCAACTTTTTGAGAAGTGGAGCCCATAATCAATCGCTAATGGCAGGTAAACGTAATTCAGCGCTTCCGATATTTGGCAACGGCAACGTAGCAGGTGCCCCAGGAGAGTTAGTCAAATCTAAGTTTAAGATATCCCCAGCCATCCTGCGTCTTGGCTGTTTACCGTAGAAAAAATCCTCACTATTAGTCGGCAAAGGAGCTTCATATGGCTGATTCTCTACGTTCAGACCATACATGTATCCAAGTCTAGCTCTTGGCTTGATCACGAATTCTTATCAGCCCACTCTTTTAGATCTTTTTGTTTTTCAGACCTTCCACCGCTATATCCGCCGCCTTTCTCTTTGTATGTTTTAGCAAGCAGCAATGCTTTACGTGCGGACCATTTACCTGCACTCGTACCAGCTACTTCTTTGTTTAGAATTTGATCTTTTAGCCGCTCTCGCAGCTCAGGTTTGGTATACGCCATTGAGGTTATTCTGCTGGGGGTTACGACTTAACGCAACTGGCGGAACCGGGTCTGCATGAGAGCGGATAACTTCCCGGTAGTATGCTGGATTGTTGAGCTGAAAACGAGGCTCTTCAATACCATTGTAAGCGATAACATGCGGACAAGTCACGTGCTTCTCAGTTCTCCCCATGTTAAATGGATCTGAGAAACCTGAAGTTGTCATGCTCCCGTCACCGTATAAATTTCCATAGGTGACTGGGAAGGACGGATAATATCCAGGGACCGCAGCAAATCTCATTATGCCATGTAATTAGGGGTCTGAGAGAACGCCTGCGCCAGTAACGATGCAGGGTCAATCATGGATTTAACTTCAGGCGTCCCACCAGTGAGTGATTGGTCGATGTAGGAACTTAGAAAATCCTGTGGACCTTCTTTTTTGCGCCTCTGGTCACCGATGAAAATGTATGTATCAGGAAGACGGCCTGCAGTCTGCTGTGTAGGCGGCTGAGTAGGTTGTGTAGATTGTCCAGCAACAGCAGAAGGCTTTCCGCCTTTCGTGTGGAGCAACTTAATTTCGTACGGCTTCCCCTGTGAATCAGTTGTTTTGATGGTGCCGTAACCTTTTCCAGGAGTGAAAGTCCCTGGACCTTCCCAAAAAAGTGGAGTTCCTCCAGCTATACCATAATCATGGGCAGGGTGCCAACTTGATGCTCCAGGTACGGGTGGCTTGCGCGGCCCGAACCCTGAAGTTATAGCAAAACTTGGCTTCCATTCTTCCCCTTGCTGTTGCCACAGAGGTTTACGTTCTTTGCCTACTTTCAATCGTGTCAATAAAGACCGCAGTGAACCAGGATCAATATATTTATCACCGCTTTTAATACGCACATCAAGATGAGGTGCATTGGTAGGCAATATATCTTCACCCGAGGGGGTGATGTACCCTGCTTCTAAATAGGAAGGAGAAGAAATCATCGTTAACCTAAGTAATTAGGTGTCTGAGAAAATGCTTGCGCCAATAAAGCCGTAGGGTCAATGCCAACGGGTTTAATACCTGGAGTCTTGTCGATGTAATCGCGTAAGAATCCACCCGTGTCCCGTTCATCATCTCCCGTATTAATGATGAAAACACGACCACCTTGAGTTGCTGCTGATACTTCTTGAGGCGCTGGTTGTTGCGTAACCTGAGTAGGTTGGCGACCTTTCAGTGCCTCTGTGAAACTAAAGTTATTAGGGTCGATGATTTTTTGAACATACCGATTGGTTTCTGCATATTTCCGACTCGCCTCCACTGCCGCAGGTCCGGCGTTATATGCGCGGAGCGCTTTTTCATAAGCAGTGCGGACCTTTGCGGGGTCAGTTTCTTGACCAGCAGGTTTACCACCTTGGAATGTCTTGATATATCCTGCCATGTTCTTGGCGGCTGCGTTTAATGCAGCGACAGGATCATCTGGATTAACACCCCAACCACGAGCAGTCGCTGGCATGATCTGAGCGATGCCACGAGCACCAGCAGATGAAACAGCTTTTGGATTAAATCCAGATTCGGCAGCAATCTGCCGCTCAAAAATTTCAGGAATAAGCCCATATTTTAGGGCTTTTTGGCGTGCAACTTCCCGATAATCAGTGGACATCGCTTTAACGGAAATCGGTTGCAAACATGAGCCTAGTGCCCACAGCAACGTCGGCAGGACCAGGAAGGGCTTGGATAAACTCAGCACCTTCCCGATTGAACCTGTACCGAGCTTGCTCGGGGTTTCGGTAATTCGGAACATAAAGATGGAGGGCTAGTCGATCCGTCTCGTATAAATAAATTGCCGTCCAGGTTTTCAGCGTGTCTGCAAAATCAGAAGTTGCAATCGTACGATCAACGTCGCCAGCAATGCTCTCAATACGATTACGAGGGACGGTATTATTATTCACGCTGCCAGTCATGTCAGTGCGTTTTTCAGCCTCATCGCACCGACCGATCTGTTCGACAATCTTTGAATACCAGAACGAATCTTGGATATTGTTGACAGCTTCCTCAAGTCGCGCTTGATCACCAGCGGGGACAGAAGTCAGGTTGTACCCAAGGTGCCAGCGGACTTTTGATTTGAGAAAGGTGTCGAGTTGCATTACTCAGAAGAAATGCGTTATTAGGTGTAGAACATCTAGTTACACCCAATAACACAGTAGCACGCGCAAATTATCATTCAACGCGGATCAAATTCTCCTTAAAAATCTCATCCCAATCAACTCGTTTGATGCTCTTAAGTTGATCAAGGCGTTGGAATTTTTCGCCAGGCATCGAAGTCTGTAGATCTTTGATGTCGCGGGCAGTCTTCAGGCCGACACCAGGGAGCGCATCAGCGATCTGCCTGGCGCTAGCTGTATTGATGTTAATGCGTACATCAACAGGAAATGTTTCACGGGTAGTCGGCTTGGCTGGTTTAACACCTTCCGACTCAAGTTGAGCCGTCAAACGCTCCTCTGTTCGGATTTTCTCATTGGTCGCTTCTAGGTGTGGCTCTAGGTTCGATTCTTCGACATAAATGACTTCATCCTGTGCATCTACACACATCAGAATGCCGTCACCATGTTTTGAAACGACTTCAACCAGACCGCCAGTCAGCTTGTATTGATACAGCATAAATGCAGTTTTTCAGTCTCCGCTTAGCTTAACAAACTCAATCCCATAAAAAAAGCGGGCCCGAAGACCCGCTCATTTATCCGTAGCTCTAGATCAGCTATCAGTACCACCCACCTGGGAGGCGAAATCAACGAAGCCCTGGATATCATTCCAAGACACGGCAGCGGCAGGACGCAGGTAGTTCACGCGGCACAGGATGTAACCGGCTTTACCAGCATCATAATCATCTTGACTGATGAACACGCCATCGCCATCAACGGTAGTGGAAGTCACGCCGTTGACGTTGAACACCTTGAAGGTGGTGTCAGCAGTAACTCGATAGAACATCGAGTTAGCAAAGTCTGCCGCCACGATGCCACCAGTCGTCACGCTAGTGGTGAAGGGCAGATCGCCAACAGTGGTGTCACTCAGGCCCTGAGCAAACAGGCTGCTGGTAGCACTCACGATGGCGCTAGCACAGGCAAGACCGTTGGCTTGAGTCGAAGGCACACCGAAAGGAGCGCCAGCGTTATTAGGACCGAGGAGCAGACCTTCGGTGGAAGTACCGCCGATGTTAGCGGTTACAGGGGAGGCAGGGAAGCCAGCGAGGCCGCCAGCAGGAAGATCCTGGGCGATAGCGATCGAAGCGCCGTAGATATAGGCGGGACGAGCAGCGCTGGCCTGCACCACGAGGGAGGTGCGATTATCGCGCACGCGATCATCAGGGCGACGATCAGGCGAAGGGATGGTGATATCGAAGCTCTTGTAGGAAGCCTTATCGGCAGCCAGGTTGCTGATCTTCACATAGCCGATCAGCTCATAAGCTTCAACACCAGGCCAACCGTACACACCTTCGGTGTTATACGAGGAGAGACGGTTGATTTGATTACCGGGTTGCAGAATTGCACCGGCTTCTTCTTTGTAAGTAGCCATTGTTAGTTACCTCCTATCCTCAAACGATGGTGAAGGCGGCAGTCACGAAATCCTTATTCAGGTTCGCGAAACCGGCGTACAGTTGCCAAATCAGAATGATGAAGCGACTGAAATCGTCGTTGTTGTTGATCAGAACTTGAGCGTTCGGACCGCCGATGCCCACGCCAACGGCCTGAGGGCCGAAGAACAGAGCAGGAGGAGTATCATGGGAGGAGGGAGAGCCAGCGCCATCACCAATATCAACAGAGATGGACTTAGTGGCGAAGTTAGTGGACTCGAAGAAACGTCGTCATGTTATCCCATGGGCTCTTTATCCCATGGATCCGCCGGTTGACAAATTCGGCCCGGCGGGCCAGACTATATCTTGTTCCTTTTGCCTTTAGAAAGACAAGGTAGGAACCAGGGCACTCGTGGATTCGTTACTGTCCGTTCTGGACTCGGAATCTAGTCGTTGAACCTTCTACCCATCCCTGGGCAGCTTGGCTGCTGATTAGCTCACCAATAACTTTTTAAACCGTCACGCTTACCATTACCGATTACGTTGTGGTGTTATTGGCTCCGAATGAGCTTTCCAGCAATTCACCCTGTTCTTGTTACTGATTACGCAGCAACGGGGCAAGTTTCTTTTACCCCTTCAAAAACGAAGCCGGACGGCATCACAGGTTCCCCTGCAATAAATTGAGCCTGACCATACTGACCGCCACCGTAGATGGCAGCGTTAGGCGCCATAGAACCCATCAGAGGATTCGGCTGCCCCATGCCAGGATAGCGAGCAACTTCGCGGAAACCTTGATCGGCACGCAGATCCTTCATGAAGGAGGGATCAGCAATACAACGGTAGTAGCCGTCAGCGAAGACGGGGACGTTGCGTTTGCGGAGTTGTTTAACAACTTCAAGGAGGTCAGTCTTGACGTTGAACTTATAACGCTCAGAGGCGTATTCAGTAGCGGTGTAGGCAGTCAGAGTGGTGGAACCAGTCTTAACTTTGCCGTTGGGGTAGTAGTAACCACCCTGGGTATCCGAAGCGGCACCACGTGCTTCAGATTTGGCAAATTCGTC